CTGAGTTCTTGGTAGTTTTGAATACGAACATCAAGTTCGCCAGCCGAACCATTATTTGCATTAATAACAAAACCAATAAACACACCATGGTTAGGTGCAGTTGGTGGTGTTTTACGATACCCACCAGCAGTGGATTCACTGAGATAAATGGTATCTCCATTAGCATAGGTAGCTGTTGGAAGAGTACTTAATCCAGTTAACCTACCCTGCTGCATGATGTAACCATCTGTAGTATTGGTAATGCTGGTTGCAGCAACACCAATAGTATAAGCAGAAGTTGATTCTACATCGGCTCTTGCTAATTCTACGGTCATGTGTGAACCAGATGAACCAACAATATAGACAATCTGTCCTTTGTTAATTGTACCAGTTGTAGACTTTCGTGCCTTAATTAATACAGCTTCATTTACAGGAGATGAATAAGTACCAGTAACAACCGATACTCCTTCTAAAGAACCACCTGTAATGGAAACATTAGTGGAGTCTTGAGTAGCAATGGTTCCTAAACCTAAGGTAGTCCGAGCCGCAGTAGCATCTACGTCATCAATAAGACTACGGCCATATGTAGTTAAAGTAGTAACTGCATAGGTATCTAAAGCTGTCGTATACAACATATTATCTGCTGCTGTAGTTAATCCAGCAATAGATTGTAATCCAGCATCATAAGCTTGAACATTTGTACCAATAACTAAACCTAGTGTAGCTCGTTGAGCTGTTGCATCGGCATCATCAAGCAAAGCTCGTCCTGCACTTGTGCATGTAATTTCTTCAATTACTCCAGCCCCTGCGGAAGATCGACCAAGCAACCTATCAGTTGTACTTACATCTTGAATTTTTGCATAGGTAATAACACCATTATCTACAGTCCAAGTAGCTCCTGTACCGCTGACTGTAATATCGCCTTTATCTCCATCCGTTACTCCAGAAGCAGTAGAAGCAATGGTAATAGTATCAGTACCAGCATTTGTTGTTAATGTAATATTAGTACCAGCTACTAATGTTAAAGTATCATTACTTTGATCTGCAACAACGTTACTTTGTCCAGCAACAGCAATTGTACCAAAGGTATTTCCTCCACCAATAGGTGACAAAGTACCCCAAGTAGTAGTACCATCTCCAACTCTAAATTGATTATTGGTTGAATCATATCCAACCTCACCAACAGCTAAGACAACGCCTGTCCAATTAGCTGATGAATCTCGTCTTACGCGAATTGTATAAGGCATTAGGCAACTCCTCCATCAATATCAAAACCACCACCAGCGGCAGCAGTACCACCATTTATATCTGTACTGGCAAACCCACCATCAAGATCATATCTCTGAATGGTAGGAGCACCTACGTTTACAGTCCAACGGTCACTAGATCCTTTACCAACTTCTTCTGCATATACAGATAATATTCCAGTAGTTGTATCGTATGAAGCAACCTTACCACGAATAAAAGCTTCAGGTACATCTTCGGAATTAATTGTAATATCCTGATCTTTAGTATAACTATAGCCAGTACCAATATTTAATGCAAGTTTCATTCCATTAGATAGAGGACCATTGCCAGTTCCTGAAGTTCCGAGATTAATTGTATTTAAAAAACGAAGATAATAATAACTTGCACGTTGAACTAAATTAGCTAAGGTTCCACTGATATTTGGATCTAATTGGGTATTTAAAGTAATGTTAACTGTATTAGCAAGAAGATCTGCATTTCTTGCAATAATTCCCGTGTAATACTCTTTGTCTGTAAGAGAATTTAAACTAAGTTCAGTCGTTGTAAGTCGTTGGTTTATATTATTATCTATGTTTTCAAAATACTGAGTACTAAGTCCATCTAGATGTTTGGATACTCGTCGTGAAACAGCGGATTGTTTTTTATCAGCGGTCATCCCTTACACTTTCTACCCTTGGGACAGGAAGCTTTAGAACCACCAGGCCCTGCCCATAGGTTCTTACAGGCCCAGTATCTAGCACTTAGTTTATTAGTAGCACCCTCACAGTTATGCCTAGCCTTAAAGGACTTACGGGCTTCTGGGCTATAGTTATGCCCATATCCCTTGGCTCCAAAATGAATAATCTTTTCCTGTCCATTGGCACAAGCTTTGACCATACGCTTCTTACCGGGTGATGTAGAAGGTCGTGGTTTATTACAGGGCATACTTGCTTTGTTTGGTCTTTTAGCCATTGGGTTGTCCTCCTAGCATCTGCATTGCTTGTTGACTTAGTTCGGGTGGAATGTTTGCCCCACCTGTATTTAATAGGTCTTGCTGAGCGGCACCGCCCATTGCATTGGCAGCAGCTCCTGCAAACATTTTCTGCATTTCCATTTGTTGCTGAGCCTTAGCCATTTCCATCTTTTCCTTTTTAATTTCTTCGGCACTACGGACCCAGTTATTAGCATCAAATCCTAAGGATGTAATCAATGCTCTGGCATATGATTCCCACTTGAAGGAGGATGCAGCTTCAGGAGGTAGATTGCGAACCATCTCACCCATCTGTAATAGCTTAGTAATATCGGACTCTCGACTTAAGGCTTGTAGACCAGTAAGGATTTCAATATTAAGAATTCCGTTTTGTTCATCAAATTGCTGAGCCATACGCTGATCAATCTCGTTATTCTGAATCATGAGATAGACAGTACGTTTGATAATTGGAACCATGAAATCTCTAGCAATGGCAGAGAATGTACCACCTAGGATGGTTTCTAGCTCGTTACCTACGGCTCTTACGGCTGTGGCTGTAACACGATCTCCTGTTGGCATGGCAGCGGTTTGCAATAGGAAGCCTTGACCTACTTCCTTACGCATGGCATCTACGGCAGCAGCACAGGCTTGTAGTTGTGGGTTGATTGTTTCACCTGGGGTAATGACAAACACATCTGCCTTTCTTGCACCAACCCAATTACCATTCTGAGCACCAGCAAGATCGTCAATCTCTGTGATTCCAGCTGGATCTACGCCCATAAAGAATGTAGATCCTGCGGCCATTCCTTGAATCATGGCACGACTGTAGGACTCAAGAGTCTTTATGTCGGAGTAAATATCCTCAACATGAGAACGACCATAATCTTCACCAGCAACGCTAGCCCAACGAAGAATAACATAAGGAAGAACATCATAGTATCCGACTTCAATAGTCTTTCCTTCCAATTCCTTTTCAACCTTCCAGTTACCTTCATCAGTTTGTGATACACGAATGTACACAGTCTTGTAACCACTTTGGTGCTCCTCTCCTGCCAAGAAGTCATAGGCACTTGCTGGTTCTTCGTTACTTGGTGAAATAAACTCCAAATAGATAAACTCTTTAACAGCTCCATTTACATCGCGACGAATGACAAATTGATCTAAGCGAATAACACGGAATGTAAAGTCGTTTTCCATTACAATTAAAACATCTCCAACAACAATAAGATGTTGCATTGCTAAATAGGAAATTTCTCTAAGATTGTTTGAAATTAGTTTACGATACACTTGAAAGGAAAGCTTATCAAGATATTCACCAATTTCTGAAGATGGTTCTCTACCATTCTTTAAACCAAAGGAAAAGAATGGTGTATCGTTTAATGGAATAAGTACACTAAGGATCTTGGATGCAAGACTGGTTACACCTCGGGATTGAACAGATGAATAAGTTTGAAGAAGATTGTCTTCTCCAGTTAAAGACTCATAAGGCAATAGGGTAGGAACGGTAAGAGCTGAACAGGCTCTGGCTTTGTTCAACTTGGTATCACGTTTGTTATGTAGGACGAGCCATCTGTCCTTAATGGTCTTTTCTGAATTCATTGTCTCTCCTTAGATGGGACGGCTTTGTTGTTCGTAATCTGGTCTTTCAATGGTAGGCATATCTAGATTAAATCCACCACCAAAGTCACTGGTATCTTCTTGATCTGTTTGTCCAGTCATTTCTCGGAAAAGAGCGGCTTCTTGCTTTTCTTCTTGAGTACGAGATGCTTCCTTACTTACAGCAGCTTCTTGTCTTCGTAAAAACTCAGATTGCTTTTCACGTTCTCTTTCCAGTTTCATGCGTTCTTCGGCTTCTCGTTGAAACCTTTGTTGCATTTCCATCTGCCGCATCATCATTTCTTCCTGCATCTTCATTTGTTTTTCAATCTGTGCATCGCTTAATCCACCACCACCTCCACCCTTATTTCGTTTATACTCAGGTAGGGTGAATAAATCCGAGTCTGTTATTAATAAAAAGTTAGGCATTTGTTACTCTCCTTTCCTGAGTTTCGTACATAGATTTTAGTTTACCAAGAACTTCTAGTTGACCAGCTTTAAAACCGCGATCATAATCCTTTAGCTTTAAATCGTTTGGGCTCAGGCTTATTGTCTTCTCTAGGAACATTATCAGTTCCTTCGGTATTCTGAAGTTTGGATTCATTCTTAAGTCTCTCAATTCTGTAGTTATGTAGTAGACCTATTGCAAAATGAAGGTCAGGGTCCTTTATGGACCCCGCCTTCCAACGGTTAATTAATAGTTCAAGTCTGCTCATTTGTTTTCACCATTATGTTTAGCCTAAAGTCCTTGTCTTCCGGGGTAATCTTATTTTCAATAAGTTCCTTATGAAGATTACTTAGGAAAATCTGAACCATTTCCGTATTATTGAACCCAATATCTAGGGTTGCATGACGTAGCTTAACTAGTTTAATAGTCTCGGCTAACGCCTGATCCATATCATATTCGGATTCAACATACATAATAGACATAATGCCTCCTTAAGTCAGTTCACATCCATCCGCAGTGCAGACCATAGAATGTGAAACCTTAGTAGTATCTTCCTTCTCATAGTTTGAAAGAAGACTCCAATCAACGAACTTTGGCATCTTTGCTTCCAGTTCATTGTACTTTTCTTCTGAAATGGCTTCAAATGGTGTTTGTTCATATGTGTTGTCATCCTTTGGTAAGAACGATACACCACTTACTAAATGCCAATAGTTCCATAACCAACCTCCAATATGAAGGAAATCGTTGTCGGTATAGTTTACAGTAACGCTTGGCTTGTGATCACAATACCACATTTGATATGCAAGCCATAGGTTAAGATGACCAATAGCATTGATCTGAGATTCGGTAATACCAAAGTCAGCTTTTACTGGGAACTCAAACACAACCATTGAGTCTGGCTTGTAGAATGAAGTTTGCCATGGAATTCCAGCATCCTTCATAAACTGGGTCATGGGTGAGTTATTATCCATTTGAGTACGGCGGATATAGAAATTACTGTAACGTGGATGAAGTCCAGATGCCGTACCCGCAACACAACTGGTTGTACCTTCGGGCTTGATGCAAGTAATAGACTTACTTGGTTCAATGTTAAGATACGCAGCCCATTCTTGATTTGTTTGCTTAGCAACAAATCTAAGTGCTTCTAGGATCTTTTGCAACTCTTCAACACCATGGCCACCATTAGTAAGATGGTTATCAAAGATGCCCGTCATAGATACACCCAATAGTCTTTCTTCCTTACAGTTCTTTGCAAACTCGTTATTAAAGTTTGATTCAAAGTATGTAAAGTTAGTAAAGGCAGATTGGATTGTACCTAGGATTGTAGCAAGACGGATCTTATCTACAAGTTGAGGTCCTTGATCATCTGGTCGAACGGCAATGGTTGAGAGATTGCAGAATTGATTTGATCGAAGAATGATTTCTGAACATGGATTAGTTCCAAAGTCATAAGAATCATCACGACCAGCTCGCTTGGCAAGTTCCTTCATTGCCTGACGATTGCAAATACCACGTTCGCCAGACCGTGAATTGTACAGGGCAGACCATTCGTTCATGAATGTACCCATGTCTGGCTTATATTCATAGACAGCAGAGTTATTTGCTAAGGCTCTGTGTCCTTCCTTTTCCCACCAGGGGCCACTCTTGGCATGAGCCATCTCATAATCAGATAGATCCGATAGGGAGATCAAGGCAGAGCGTCTTACGCCACCCGAAATAATTGAGTCGGCAATCTGACAGACGAGATCATGTACTTCAATTGGCTTAAGTTTACGACCACGGGCATTGTAGAATACCTTAGCAGTAAACTTAATCAGTTTCATATAAGGATCTGGTCCGCTGGCTCGGCCACCAAAAGTCTTAAGTCTGGTACCCTTTGGTCGAATTTTACTTACATCGACCATAAAATGCTTACCATTGAACAGTTCTGTCACAAAACGCTTATAGGAATCTGCCCAACCCTCACGGGAATCTGGTACGACAATGTATTCTTCTTGGGCATTAATATGCTCTGGGATGGTTGGAAGAAGATCAATGTTCTTCTTTTCTACAGAAAACCCAACTCCAGTACCACAGGCAAGAGTGTACAGAATATTTGATAGATCCTCGGGATTCTTAATGGCAACATAGCAGCAGTTGTATGCAGCTACATCGTCCTTATCCAAGGCAGGACCAGCCGTCATAAGGGCTCGCATGGAACCAAAGATCTGACGATCCTTCATCATTTCTCTGGCCTTGTTAAACTCCTGCCATGCATTGCCGGGTAGTATGGCACGCAAAGAAAATCGCTTGGTAAGATAATCAAAGTATCGATCTACAGCCTCGTCCCAGCTTTCGCGACGGCCTTCTGACTCAATCCATCGACAGTACTTGTCAATGGCGGTAAACTCTTCTAGTAATTTGCTCATACTTACTCCTTATTTAAATCCAAAATGTTTCTATCAGCAAGGTTATTTGGGGACCATAACTTGATGGTAAACGCCTTCTTGTCCAGATCGCCATGCCGTAGGATACGGACACAGCGAGCTTGGGACAGAGCATACTCTTGTTTGGTCATGTCTGGGAGTTTGGTTTCTGGCCTACGGGACCAATCCTCTTCCTCGTACATAGTCATAATAACCTTATCCCAATCTTCCCTAGGGGTACTGTTTAGTACCTTTTGGGCCTTGGCTGGACCTACTTTCCATAGACCCCAGATGTTATCGGTCCCATCTCCAGTCATCCATTGCTGATAAAAGTATTTATCCGCATCGTCCGCAGTTACCTGGATTGGTTCCGGTTCCTTGTCTGGATTCCAGTGCCATCCCGGAATCTGCCTGAGATCCTTGTCTACTGTAATGCCAATACATTTTCCTTCGGATGTTAACATTCCAATAAGATCGTCTGCCTCTAGCCGGTCTACGCACCGGATGGTTATATTGGGAATATCGTAAATGCATTCTAGTGCAACCTCCATAGAGTCGGGGGATTTGAAATCATCACGATGTTCCTTGTACTTGGGCCAGAACATTCTACGAAAGTTCTTGGACCGAGGACAGGACATGGCGACATAAACCTTCTTGACACCCTCTGGTGTCCAGTTCTTTACATCCTGAGCAAGCCGAGTTGGAAGCTCATCAATGCCTTCCGAGTCTGCCCAGAAGGCAGCACGG